GGTACGAAACGGCGCGTTCCTCCGCTAGGTTTTGACCATTTCACATTGTGAAACGCCATTGCAAAATTCCGCATCACTTTCCAGAAAGCAGTACGCCGAGCATCGCGGCTGCTCGCCGAGTTATATCACATATCTCGGTAAGCATGGCCGGCTGGTGCTTGACGCCAACGGCAAGGTGCTGGTCAAGGAAACCGACCAGATGGTCGAGAACACTGGCGGAGATCGGCCGGACGTTTCCAGCCGCCATGCAGCCGGGCGCTCCAATGCCAAGGCCAGGAATGCAACCGAGATTCAGCAACGGGAAGCCCCCGCGTTTTCCGGCGAGCAGATCGGCAACAGCATTGCCGCAAGCCGTGCCATCAAGGAAAAGTATGCAGCCCTCACCGCCAAGATTGATTACGAAACCAAGATGGGCGCCCTTGTCCCGCGCGAAGATGTCGATGCCGCCATGCGGTTCATAGGCGCCGCAGTGAGGTCCGCTCTTGACGTTCTGCCAGACCAGACCGCACCGCTGGTAGCGCCTATCACTGACATGGCAGAGATTCACGAGGTGCTGGCTGAAGCGTGCCGCAACACATTGCAGAACGTTAACGCCACTATCGCCAGGCAACAATCAGAAATTTCCAAGGAACCCGCTTGATGCAGATCGAACACCTGGCGCTCGACGCGCTCATTCCTTACGCGCGAAATGCTCGCACCCATTCCGACGAACAGACGGCGCAGATCGCTGGATCAATTCGGGAGTTTGGTTTTACCAACCCGGTGCTGATCGACGCCGATGGCGGCATCATCGCCGGCCACGGTCGCGTCATGGCCGCGCGCAAGCTTGGCCTGGCCGACGTGCCGTGCATCCGCCTGGCGCACCTGAGCGAAGCGCAGAAGCGCGCCTACGTCATCGCCGACAACAAGCTGGCGCTCAACGCCGGCTGGGACGAAAAAATGCTGGCGCTTGAACTTCAAGACCTGCAAGGCATGGACTTCGACCTTGATCTAACCGGCTTCTCCGGAAAAGAGCTGGACGGCCTTCTGTTAATCGACGGCGAAGCGCCCGGCCCCGGCGAAAGCGCCAGCGAATCCGGAATCAACTACCAAGAAAAATTCTGCATCCTGGTCGATTGCTCTGGCGAGGATGACCAGCGCAAAAAATACGACGCGCTCGTCGCCGCCGGCTACGCCTGCCGCGTATTGGTCAATTAAAGGGGTAAAAAATGAAAATTCAAGTCCGCAACAAATGCTCAGACTTCAATACATACCGCGCCGCCCGCGTCAAATCGCTATTCAACTGCGACAGCGGCGCCGACTTTTCGCTTGACGCCGACCTGCCGCTCGAGGATACCGGCTGGAAAATCGGCGTCGTGGTCGGGCCGTCCGGGTCTGGAAAAACCAGTATCGGGCGCACCATCTGGCCTGACGTCGGCATTTATGACGGCGACCACGGCTGGCCGGCAGACAAACCCATTGTCGAATCCATTGCGCCAGCGGGAAGCTTTGACGACGTGACCGGCGCTTTGTCGGCGGTCGGCCTCGGCAGCGTGCCGGCCTGGCTGCGCCCGTATAGTGCGTTATCAAACGGCGAGAAATTCCGCGCCGGGCTAGCCCGCGTCATTGCCGAAGGGCGCGATAAAGTCATCATCGACGAATTTACGTCAGTCGTTGACCGGCAAATTGCCAAAGTCGGCGCCGGTGCGTTCAGCAAGTCATGGAAGCGCGGCGGTGGCCAGGCGATTTTGTTGTCCTGCCATTACGACGTGCTGGACTGGATCGAGCCGGATTGGGTCTTTGATACCCGCACCGGCGAATTACAACGGGGGTCACTTTGGCGACGGCCAAAGTTTGAACTTGAAGTTTTCCAGACAGACGGCTCGTACTGGCCAATGTTTGAACCGCATCACTATCTGAAGCTGCCGCGCATGGTCGCCGCCAAGTATTACGTCGGGTTTGTCGATGGCGAAGCCGTGTGCCATATGGCCGCGTCTCCCCGGCTTGAGATTGGCGGCATGCGCGCCTGCCGTATGGTGGTCATGCCAGAATGGCAGGGCGCCGGGGTCGGCATGCGGTTTTTGAATGAAGTCTGCCGCCTGCAATTCACCGACGCCAACAAGTTCGCCGACCGCACCAAGGCCGTCTATTTTCATACCTCGCACCCCGGCCTGTGCGCCGCGCTGCGCAGGGATAAGCGGTGGGTGCAGGTTTCGCAAATGATGGGCGGGGGCCATAAGGGCAAGAGCGCGGCGTCGACGGCGAAATCAGGGTGCAAAATTGCTATCGGCTACGGCGGCCACCACCGCGCGGTGCAGGGCTTCAAAATGCAAAGGGCGCTCGCGGTATGAATATCCTCATTGCCGGTCAAAAGCAATTCGGCGCCGACGTATTCCGCGCCGCCCGGAGCCTCCCAGAAGTCCAAATCGGCGCCGTCTGCTCTCCGCCTGGCGACCGCCTGACCGGGCAGGCCGAGTTATACGGCGTCAAGGTCATCAAGTCCGGCACGCTCAACGCCGACAATATGCCGGATGGTATCGACCTGATCGTCGCCGCCCACTCGCACGACTTCATTGGCGAGCGCACCCGGCTTCGCGCCCGCTTCGGCGGTATCGGATACCACCCGTCGCTGCTCCCCGTGCACCGTGGGCGCGACGCCATCCGCTGGGCCATCCGCATGAACGAGCGCGTCACCGGCGGCACGGTTTATCGGCTATCAAACCGCATGGACGGCGGCAACATCATCGACCAGCGCCACGTATTTATCAGGCCGGACGACGACGCCCGCGAGCTATGGCGCCGCGAACTCGCGCCGCTGGGTGTTGCCATGCTGACCGCCGCCGTGGCCCGCTTCGCCGCCGCCGGCTTTATCAACGGCACCGAGCAAGACGAAACCCTTGCCACCTGGGAGCCGTCCATCGACCGCCCGCCCGCCTTCCGGCCCGACCTGCTGATGATTGATGGGCCGAAGGCGCGCTGCCTGGCGCCGGCGCCGACGTGGGGCGATCTATGGGCGGGCCACTACGACGACACGCTGCAAGACGTAATCGCGGCTGAACGCGGGCACCATTACGCTGCTGCGGTCAACACCGAAGAATGACCGCAAAACTCGCCCACTGTCTTGACACCTTCTGGAGCGCCGCCCGCCCGCGCCGCGCCTTAACTGTCAGCCAGTGGGCAGACGATCACCGCGTTCTGTCAGGCAAGCAGGCCGGAGAACGTGGCCGCTGGCGCACTTCCCGCAACCCGATTCTGCGCGAAATCATGGATTGCCTGTCCGCGAATTCGCGGGTGCAGGACATCGTAGTTATGAAGTCGTCACAGGTCGGCGTCACTGAGGCAACGGTAAATTTTCTCGGCTACGTCATCGACCATGCCCCCGCGCCGGTAATGGTGCTCATGCCGACGCTGGAAAGCCGCGACGCATGGAAGGCGCAGAAGCTGAACCCGCTGCTTACGGAAACGCCGTCAATTCGCGCGTTGCTCGGCGGCCAGCGCTCGCGCGACGCGGCCAACCGCCAGGACATGATCGACTTCCCTGGTGGCGTGTTGTTTTTGGCCGGCGGCAACTCGCCGAACTCCTACGCGCAACGCTCTGTGCGTTACCTCATCATGGACGACCTCGACCGCTTCCCGCCCGAAGTCGGCGAGGAAGGCGACGTGGTAACGCTGGCCAAGGGCCGGACCAAGGCATTCGCCCGCGCCCGGCGGATGTTCATCTCGACGCCCACGGTACGGCACGAAAGTCTTATTGAGCGCGAGTGGCTGAAATCAGACCAGCGCCGCTACCATGTGCCGTGCCCGCACTGCGGAGAATACCAGCCGCTCGAATGGGGCGGGCCGGAAGCGAAGCATGGTGTCAAATGGACGGCCGCCGATGGCGCCGTCACCGCGGCATGGTATGTCTGCGCGCATTGCTCAGGTGAGATCCACGAACACCACAAGCCGGCGATGCTAGCCGCCGGCCGCTGGATCGCCACCCACCCCGAGCGCCCGATACGCGGCTATCACCTGACCGCCATGCTGGCACCCATTGGTCTTGGCCCGTCCTGGAAGGCGCTGGCCGAAGAATGGCAGCACGCCGTCAAATCTCCGGGCACACTGCGCACCTTCATCAATACCCACCTGGGCGAATGTTGGGAGGAGCAGGGCGACCATATCGAGCCGGTCGGCTTGCTTTCCCGGCTGGAAGAGTACGAAGAGAAGCATGATAGCCTAGCGCGGACGGCAGGGGCTGACGTGCAGAAAGACCGTATCGAATGCACGATCTTTGACTGGGACGCAGGCGAAGAAGGGTGGGCGATGGACCATATCATCGTGCCAGGCGACACTGCCCACCCGGATACCTGGCGCCGGTTCGCTGCCGAGATTGAAGAATGGGCGCCGGAAGCCGTAGCCATTGACTCCGGCTACAATACCAGCATGGTTTATTCGTTTGTCGAAAAGCGCCGTTGGGCAATGGCCGTCAAGGGTCGGCCGGGACGTGGCGTTCCAATTGTCGAAGACGAAAAAGCCCGGCGCCAGCGTCTGCGCCTGCAACGCAAAAAAGGAATTGCCGTGCATCTGATCGGCGTCGATCAGGCCAAGGCGTTGCTGTTTTCCCGCCTGAAGATCATCAAGCCAGGCCATGGCTACATTCATTTTCCGAATTCGCCGGCATTCGATGATGAGTATTTTGCTCAATTGACTGCTGAAAAACTTGTCACAAAGATGCGCGGCACCCGCCCCTATGCGGAGTGGGTTCAGACCCGGCCGCGAAATGAGGCACTGGACTGTGCCGTCTATGCGCTGGCCGCGCTGCGCCTGTCAGGTATCGACCTGGCCGCTCGCGCTGCTGGCAATGCCAGGAAATCAGACGTGCCGCCATTGCCGCACATGCCGGCAATCAGCAGGGCGCCGTCGCATCATTTCGGGAGCGAAGAATGGGCGCTATGAATCACGCCGACACCATCGACCAGGACGCTGCCGTGAATTTCCGAAACACCCTGATACGCATCATCCGCTCATCGCTTGGCCTGCCGGAAACCGTCGCGCTGCCGATGGCGGATGCGCTGGCCAAGGGGATGTGTAGCGAACTCGGGGGGCTGTACATCACCAAGCGCGAAATCCGCGGATCACGTGACGAAGCCGTGCGGCGCGACTTCACTGGCCGCAATCACCGCGACGTGTGCCGCAAGCATGAAATCAGCAGGGCGACGCTGTACCGGATAACTGGATCAAGAAAACAAGATTAAGTCAATGTCTCACTTTTACAAGAAATGAGACGGCCCACGAATTACCCTGAATCCTCCGAAAAGGAGTCCGCATGGCCTTTACTTCCTCCGACCTTGACGCCGTCGACCGTGCCATCGCCTCCGGCGAGTTGACGGTGCGCAGTAATGACCGCATGGTGACATACCGCAGTATGGATGAATTGACCGCCGCGCGTGCCGCAATCAGTGGCGCACTGGCAGCCGCGAGCGCCAGCACAGCCGTCTATCCGCGTTATCAGCTTGCCGACTTTTCGGACGATTGAACATGGCAAACCTGATCGACCGCATTGTCCAGTATGTCTCGCCGTCAGCAGCGCTCAAGCGCGAACACGCGCGGCGCATCCTGGCCTACTACGAAGCAGGGCGCTCCGACCGCCTGCGCAAGAACCGCCGCGAGACTGGCAGCGGCAATGCCGCCGTGTCGCGTGCCGGCAGCACGTTGCGCCAGCAAGCCAGGCACATGGAGCAGAATTACGACATCGCCCTTGGCGTCCTGAATACTCTGGTAGCGAACGTCGTTGGCGCCAACGGTATCGGCGTCGAGCCGCAACCGCGCCGTGCCGATGGCAGCATTCATGACGAATTCGCGCGCCAGCTACTTGACCTTTGGAAAGACTGGGGCCGCAAGCCGGAAGTGACTTGGTGCCACGACTGGCCGGCCGCGCAGCGCCTGCTGGCGCGCACATGGTTTCGTGACGGCGAAGTGTTCGCGCAGTCGGTCGAAGGAAACGGCCCGTGGCTTGACCACGGCACCCGCGTACCGCTAAGTCTGGAATTGATGGAACCGGATTACGTACCGATGGAATTCTCTGCGGCCGCTACCGGCAACGCGCGTATCGAGCAGGGGATTGAAATCAACGCCTGGGGCCGCCCGGTTGCCTTCCATGTCCTCAAAGTTGCGCCAGGCGAAACCGGATTCGGCATGACTTCAGGGGGCGGGCAGACCAAGCGCATCGACGCTGGCCGTATGCTGCACCTCGCTACCCGTCATCGCATCCGCCAGTTGCGCGGCGTGTCCGTTTTCGCCTCGGTCCTCAACCGCTTCGACGACCTGAAAGATTACGAAGAGTCCGAGCGCATCGCTGCGAAGGTCGCCGCATCGATGGCAGCCTTTATCAAGAAGGGTACGCCGGACGCATACGACGCGCCGGAAGATACCGAGCAGCGTCAACTCAAAATGCGCCCTGGCATGATCTTTGACGATCTCCGCCCTGGCGAAGAGATCGGCATGATCGACACCAACCGGCCGAATCCGAATCTTGAAACCTATCGCAGCGGGCAGATAAAGGCCATCGCCTGTGGCACCGGGCCGACCTATTCCAGCATCGCCAAGACCTACGACGGAACCTACAGCGCGCAGCGTCAGGAACTGGTCGAGGGCTTCGTCGCATACGCCACCCTGTCCAACGAATTCTCTTCACGCATCGTTCGCCCGGTCTGGGAAAAGTTCGTTGCCCTGGCCGTCCTGTCCGGCGCTATCCGCGTGCCAGCCGATGTCATCGCCATCAGCCTCAGCGACGCGATCTACATCACCCCGCAGATGCCGTGGATCGACCCGAAGAAGGAAGCCGATGCCTGGGCCGCGCTCGAAGACCGCGCCTATGTTTCGGGGCCGGAGATCATCCGCAAGCGGGGAGGGAACCCGATTGACGTACTCGACCAGCAGGCCCGCTGGCTGCGCGAAAAGGAAGCCCGCGGCATTCCGGTCAATGCCGCCGATCCGCAGCCGGACCCTGTGCCGGAACCGGAGCCGGAAGGCGATGACTTGATGGCAACTGCGCTTCTTGAAGGCCAGCGCAGTATCGGCAGCGCACTGGCCAGCCTGGCGTCGCGCGAACAGCCCGCGCCGCAACTCACCGTGCATATGCCCGGCCCTGGCAAGCCGACCATGAAGGTCGGGCGCCGCCTGGCCGATGGGTCTGTCGAAATCCGCGAAGTCGAGATTGAGGAGCCAGACGATGAGAATTGAGACCTGGGCCGCCAACAACCTGGCCGACGTTGCAGCCGACCTCATGTCGGGCGGACGCGTTGACGTACTCGACGAGGACGGCGTGCGCCTTGCTTCCTGCGCTTTTGCCGAGCCGCCTTTTTCGGCAGCAGCCGGCGGCGCTGTCAGAGCCAATCCGTTTCCGCCCGCGCGCGCCGATGCCGATGGCGTCCCGGCGTCATTCGTTGCTTATGACTCGGAAGGGCTGGCCGTGCTTTCCGGGAGTGCAGGATACCGCGACGAAGAACCCGCGCCTGAGATGCAATTCAGGACGCGCGTTATTGTCAAGGATGCTGACGTTCTGGTCGAATCTTTCGTCTTCGCAGTGATTCAGGAAGGGGCGCCTGAATGATTTCCGCGCAGCAACTCCAGAAAATCATGCCGTCGGCGACGCCGGCGCGCATCGCCAATTTCATCGGGCCGCTGAATGCGACGATGGACGAATTCGGAATCTCGACGCCAAAACGGCAGGCGGCATTCCTGGCGCAACTGGCGCACGAGTCCGGCAGTCTGCGCTACGTCCAGGAAATCGCCAGCGGCGCCGCCTATGACAACCGCGCCGACCTCGGCAACACGCGGCCTGATGCGATCGCGCTGTCGGAACTCGCCGGCACGACGCCGGGACGCTACTACAAGGGCCGCGGGCTGATCCAGATCACCGGATACGCCAATTACCTGGCCTGCTCGCGCGCGCTGCTGCGCGACGATTCACTGACGAAAAACCCGGCCATGCTGGAGCGCGCCGACCTCGCATGCCGATCGGCCGGCTGGTATTGGGACAGCCGCCGGCTCAATGACTACGCCGACGCCGGGCAGTTCGAGACGATCACTAGGAA